GTGATAGTGCTTCGTCACCAGCAACTGTGTCTGTATCAAACGGTGCACTTGCTGTTGAAGTGACTGTGTCTGCATAGCGAACACGTAGAGTGTGGATCTGACCCACTGGACCTTGCATTGGCTGAACACCAACGATTTCGTTAGCAATAACAGTTGGCATAACACGACGGATAACTGGTAGGATAACACGGTTTAGTGTTGCTACGTTACCTGCTGCTGATGCACCTGTTGTTGCTGCCTCTTTCAAGTATTTGCGTGTGTTCTCTAGAACAACACTCATGCTGTTGCGGCGATTACCTTCTAGACCTTCAAGAAGTGCATCTTTGGTATCGTCCCAACGGCTTTCTAGTAGTACGTCTGACATTAATTGTCTCCTCATTAGTACTTTATTTCAAGCCTGCAAGTTTGCGGATGTCAACAATGTTGCTGTCATCTTCAACCTGGACTGTTTTTTGTTCTTTATTACCTGTTTTTACTGTGCGGCTTTCGTTAATGGATTCTTTCTTTGATTCCTTGATCATTGATTTGCCGTCTAGCACTGCTGGTAGGTAACGGTCGAAAGCAGTCTTCAACTTTGAAGTCTGTACGCTTTCAAGTAGGTCAGTCATAATCGCTGCCTTATCTTTGTTGAGTGGCTTCAATAGTTCGTTCATTGTTTCTTTACGCTGAACACCCTCTTGAATAATTGCAATTTCTTGCTCTTTGCTCTCAACTAGTTTAGCCTTCTCTTCAAGACTCTCATTGATTTGAGCAACTTCTTCTGCTTGCTTTGCAACAGCAGCTTCTAGTTCCTTAATCTTTTGGTTTTCATTGAGGTGACTTGCAGAGAATTCTGTAGCAAAAGTTTCGAAAATTTTACGTCCGAAAGTATTCTCTTTTGCAATCTGAATATCTTCTTTAAGTTGAGTCATTTCACCTTTTAGATAGTCAGTTACTGCTTCGTTTACTGCACGGCTTGTGTGCTTAACAAACTTTTCTTTAAGTGTGTCAAACTTTTCACGAGCCTCTTTAACTAAACGAACCTTAGTTTCAACAACATCTTGACGATCTTTCTGGAGCTCACCGATTTCTTCAGCAAGTTGTGATGTAACAAACTCTTCTAGTTTGCCAATCAACGCCTGCTGTTGAGCACGTTCTGTGTGTAGTTCTTTAATTTCTTCACTAAGTGTTTTAACTAAGAAACTGTCAAATGTGCCAGTGGCTTCTTGCATTTTTGCAACTGCTTTGGCACGATCTTCTGCTGCTGCTTTACGCTCTTCAGCAATTTGCTCAAGTTCAGCAGTAAGACCTTCAGTAACCATACGATCTAAGGCTTCAACCATAGTAGATTTATCATGCTCATAGCGTTGTGCAAACTCCTCACGAAGTTCTGCAGTAACCTGCTGACGAGTTTCGTTCATCTTTGCTTCCCATTGTTCAGCAATGGCAGAACGAGTTTCCTCATTAACAAGGTCGCTATCTAGTAGTGGTTTGATAGCATCTAGCATTTGGATCTCCTAGATCTTTAGATCCCTGATAAGACGAATCATTTCCTCTTTCAGGTATTTTTGCACTTTGGCGTCACCGTTTGCTTCACGAGCAACGTCTAGTACTTTATGCCCCCCACGCATGTTAAGTAGTCCTTCGTAAATCGCTACTGGATATGCATTTGGTGCACTGGGTTGTGCCACAACGTCAACTGTGACAATTTCAAAATCACTAACATTACCAGTGGATTCGCTAACGTTTCCGCTGCCTCTGCTACTGACTCCAAGTTTTACTCCGCTCTCCAACATGGTTTTAACTAAATTACCCATTGGAGTTGGTAGAATCTTTAGTTTTCCGTACCCGTTAGGTCCATCCATCCACATATTTTCAATCATATGTGATACTCGATCAAGGTTAATTTTGAGATCATCTGGATGGTCAACTTCGCCTAAAACGCTGTTGCCGGATTTGATTTGTTCATTAATAGAACTAACAGCATCAGTAATCTCAGAGACAGGGTAAACACGCGAATTTGCGTTTTTAACCCCGCCCTGGATACAAATGCCTTTCATGTAGAGATCCTTACCACCATTAGGATTGTCGCTGGCTTCAACGATAACACCTGCTTGGTCAAAAGTTAGGTTTTCTCTCAAGTATAACATAGGTGTTTACTCTTATGCTTTACTCATTGTTGCGTCACGAGTATCGGCCGCATCAGTTTGTGTTGTAGACTTTGGTGTTGCTCCACCTTTTTCTTCACCACCCTGTGCAATGTTCTTTGCAGAACCGCCCATGTCGTTTTTACCAGCAACAGGACCGCCTGATCCGTCGCCTTCTTCGCTAGTTACAGGTGCAGGAGCCTTTTCGGTGTATTCGCGGACCATAGATTCTTCCATTTCGTCCTCTTCTTCACCTTCTTCTTCACCTTCTTCGTCGCCCATGTCCATATCCATGTCCATTGCGTCGTCGTCAGCAGCATCGTCACCACCCATTAGTGCTTCAAATTCTGCTTTCAATTCGTCTAGTGCATCTTCTAGATCTACAACACGATCTTCGATTTCTTCGTCACCTTCGTCATCTTCCATTGAAAGACCTTCTTCGTCGGCTTCGATATCGTCAATCATATCGTCGGCTGCATCGCCACCTAGTTCTGCTTCGTCAAAGTCTGATTCTTCAACTTCTTCAACTGCTTCTTCTACTTCTGCAGTTTCTTCGACTTGATCCTCATCTACTAAACTTTCGTAGATGTCACGTGACTTTTCAACCACGATCTCATGGAACAAATCTTTTGCTGCTGCTTCATCTTCAGCGATGAACAGCTCAATCAATTGTTCAAATTTGTTTTGTGACATTTTAAAACTCCTATATTCATAAGGCAATTGTAGTTTTATTTAGTGTTTACTAAAAAAACATTATAAAATGCGTACTTTTTGGTTCAAAAAATAAGATATAGGATTTATGCGGCTGGTGCAGGAGCAAATTGCTTGCGTATTTCTTTAATTGACTCTTGATATTCTGCCGCTTTTAGATCAGCGAGCTTACGCAATTTGCTTAATTGTTCAAGTGTAAGGCGTGTTTTGCGGGTATCTGTTTTTAGAGCCGCACTGCTGTCCTGAATGTTTTCAGGTGCTTTTTCTTTTTTGTCTAGTTCCATTAATAACATATTAATATTTATGCTCCAGGCTCTGCTGGTGCGCCTGCTTGTGTAAGTGGTGATTCTGTACCAGCGGCACCTAATTCTCCAGTGCCACCTTCTTCGCCACCACCTGATATTTCTTCACCTGCTTCTGGTTCTGCACTTGGTTCAAAAGCATCAATATCTGCACTGATACCACCAGTTGTTACACCAACACTACGCATACTAGGTAGTTCACTTTCAACACTGATGTCAGCATTTTCTTCACGCCATAGTTTGCTGTTCTCGTACATTTCTTCTTCGGTCATACCCAAGTAGCGTTGCATTAGAAAACGCTTACTCATATATGGATAGCCTTCCAGTGCTTGGAACGTATTAATTTTAGCCTGATCCATTTCAGTTTCACGATAACTGCTGAAATTCTGTGGTTCATTAAAACGCAGTTCAAATGTACCATTGTCAATCTCAACACCACGCCACTTAAGGAACATTTTAAATTCTCTGTCAAACGTTGCTGCAATTAGTCGCTGTAGTCGCATGCAGTATTCGTTAAAACGCTTTTCCTGTATAAGTGCAGTGCCTACACGACCATCTGTGTATGCTGCAGGCGAATCCTCAAATCCTGTTGGCAAATATGAACTAGGAATACGCAGTCCTCTAAACAACTTGTTAGTAAAGTATTTGAGATCATCAATCTCACCTAGGTTTGTGCCACCTGGCAGTGTATCAACTTTTGAACCTCTGCCTTCTGCTGTCTGTGGAAAGAAGTAGTCTTCGTTAGTTGATAGTGGATTGTAAGTTGTATCCATGATGTTAACACCGCCACCAGTTTTACTAGGAATACGGCGCTGATGAATTTCATTTTTAACACGCTCAACAAAACTCATAGCCATGTGACTGGGCATGTTGCCTACATCAATGTAGAATACTCTGCGTTCCGGAGCACGTTGGATACGATAGATAATAATAGCATCTTCAAGCAGTTCTTTTTGCTTGTATACTTTAAACACTTGTTCTAGGATACTGTTACCAAAGGGCCAGTTAGGATCAAGTCCTTCTGTTAAACTAGCATGTACAATATGTTCTGCTTCAACTGCTTTTTCATTTAGAGCACGATCAAAACGTCCCTGTGCAGTAGCACCGCCTGAACCATCATACAAGTTACTGGGCTGGATATAGCCTCTGTTTTTGTATAGATCACCCTGACTACCAGGATCAGCAAATGTGTTTGCTGTTGCTGTTAGGTTCTCAAAGTTTGGATTAATGTCTTTAATAACATACTGTTCAGGCTTTTTGCCTTCACTTTCGTTGACAATAATTTTAGTAACCTTACTCATTTCAGTCCAGAACCATTCAAATGTTTCTGGATCACGAATAAAAACTTGATCTCCGTACTTTAGTACATTACGGAAAATCTTAAACAGACGTTTGTCAAAATCATTTAGGTTATTCCAGTTAATGAGCTGTTGTTTAATAATTTCAACTTCACTCTCAGTGGGTGTTTCGTGAAAGTGGATATCGAAACCTGTACCGTTTTCCACATTAGTTTGTGTGCAAAACTCTGCCAGAATATCCAGTGCAGCATTGATCTCACTGTCAATATCCATTGTTTCATACTGACCATAGCGTTCAGTACGGTTTGGATGTCCTACATAAACCTCAGGTAGATGACTAGCATAGTGACTATAGCGTGTGCCATTGTCTCTACTACCACCTGTATTTGTAAGTGGACTATCTGTTTTTACTAATGTGAAATGCTTTTTCCAGCTCATAACTTATTCTAACACCTTATTGTGTATTTACCTAATTGTTTATTAGTTATTGATAGCCTCAATTAATCTTGCCGTGTTTCTATTATTTTCTTTTATCATAGTGTTGATTGCATTGGCAAGATTTTGATCTACTACGTTTACAGTTGTCCCAACGTTTGTAGCATTTGT